CATATTTGCTATCTTTTCTACGGCAGGGGCGGACTCTAAGAAAATACTTTTAAGTTTTTCTTGAATATCCATGAGTTCTGCGGCTCTCTTCGCTTGATCTTCGTAGTCTTTAGCTGTTTTGTTCGTGGCGCCGCCAAGTTTGCTCATATCACCAGACAACATAAGAGCCAAATCACCAACATCCGACAGACCCAATGAATTAGTATAGAATTGCTTTTGATAATATGACATATCATCAAATGTTAGCCCAGTGTCAAGGATCGCGTCCCGTATCATACCAAAGCGCTCTGCTGGGTCTGTTGCCATCATAAGATCCATGGCATTTACAAAGTTACCGCCAAGCGCAGCGTTCAGTTGTCCTGCTTGTTCGGCTGCTCCTTCGAATGTGTCAAACTTATTAGTAATTGCCAAAACCTTGCTCATTTCCATACCAGTAAGCTTGGAAATTCTTGCTAATTCTTTAAATGCTTTGCCGCCTTGTGTTCCAAATTTTGCCAACTGTGGACCCATTTCAGCAAATTGTGCTGATAGCTGTGCAGGTGCAACACCGAGTGCTTTTGCAGTTTCAACCAATTCGCCTTGGAAATCTTTTGCTGCTCCAACATTCATTCCCAACATTTTAGTAGATGCTTGGATACCTTTAGCGAAGTCCTGGGTTGCAATACCATATGCCTCTTGCATGACGGTGGCGGTTTTGGCCAATTCCTCTCTTTGTGCAGGCGCAAGCATGGTAAAATCAGTGAAACTTGTGATTAAGTCACCCATACCCTTGGTAAGCTCTTCCATGGAAACACCTAGTTGTGCTTGTTCGCCATAAATTGAGCCTAATTGATCTTCATACTCTTGCCCCATTGCAAACTGAGTTTCGAACGCTTTACTGGTCTTATCAAACTGAATGACCATGTCTTTGAATCCGCCGATAAAGTTACCTGTTAAGTAGCCTCCAAGTTTTTGCATACCAGAATTAAGCTGACCCATCATAAGAGAGAAGTCGCCGCCCATTGCGCCTTGAAATGCTAGTCCTAATTTAGTTGCTGCTTGTTCAGCCGCCTGCACAAGTGCTGTGGTCTGTTCGGCAGTATCGACCATCTCTCGCTGTACTTCTAGGATCTCTTCTTGATTTCTAAGTTCTGCCTCTAAACCTTTGAGTCTTTTTAGATCGTCTTCAGTAATTGTTTCTTGAAGCTTTACAAGTTCTTGTTCAAGCGTTAATTGCTGTCTTAATTTCTCAGTCTGAACTTCTCTATTGAGTAACAATCCATCAGCACTACTTTGTACGCCCTGTAATTTCGCCAGATAGCTGTCTAAAAGAGCTATCTCTTCTTGAAGATTCTCGATGCGTTTAGATGAAGTCTCTTGAATTCGTTCTAATTTTTCACCAAGATCTTGATATTCCTCTAACTCTTCTTGTGTTAAAGCTTTGCCTTCACGCTTCAAGCGGTTAATTTCCGCAATCCGCGCCTTTATCTGTTCTAAGGTGGTTATGTCGTTACCGTCAGCCAATTAAAAGCCCTCGTAATAATACTAAAATAATTAGTTAGATATAAAAAAAGACGGAACCTTACGATTGCCGTCTTTTAATAACTTCAGCCAAATCTGTTGGCATGTCTGGTTGATTGAATGCGCTTAGCTCTTGCGAGCCAGTCCCACCACCTCTAGAAGCCTTCTCAATAGCCTCATTTTCGTCTTTAATTTGTTTAAGGAGCCGTTTTACAAACCAATTTCTTAGTCCAACAGGAAGGCTATACGCCTCTGTTAACGACCATCCTCCATTATACTTCAAAAAGAAAAATTGCTCATATATGTTTTCCATATACTCAGAGGTTAGGCCAAAAAAAGTCCGCGGTGAGCGGCACCTCCATATCTTGCGAATGACCACACTCTTTACATGAGAAGTATTGTGTAAGATCAATATTTGGGGCAACTTCTCGATAACATGCACGCAAGTGTCTTGCATCTATAGATGGCATGTTTTCAATCAGATAATTAATAGCCTGGGGGCTATTATCATCATTCACTGATACAACCATTGTTCTGATCTGGTTTGTGATTGTTTGCTCAGGCTTGTTGCGCTTGCGCGCGGCTTCAGAGGCATTGAAAATCTTCTTTTCATCAACGCCATCAAGAAGTCGAAAAGTAACATTGACTTGTGTTCTGGGTAAAGTCGTGTTAAAAGTGCCATCACCGTTATCAATAACATCGAAGGCACCTGTTTCGCTTTCTCCACCATGTGTAACATTGGCGTCATGCAAATCAAACGAATACTCTTGAGTCGTGCCGCATGCTGGGCACGCTACTGTAGTAGTATACGTGTTGCCATATCCTGAAATTCTCGCAGCAATTAAAACGGCGTTTCTATCACCAACCAAGAGCGAATCAGGGTTGATTCTCTTGTCTATAATCAGACTTTTGATTACGCGATCCACAGCTACGCCGTTTTTAAGCAATGTGCGGGAAGTTAGTATATCTTCCTCTTTTGCGGTCATCTGTTTGATTTCAATAGTAGTTTCACCAGCCAATGGATGACCTTGAGCGTAGAACTTACCCTGTGATGGTAAGTCCACAAACTCAGTAGGCACAATAAACGAGAATCCACTGGATGAGTCGTTTTGCTGTGCCGGCACTGGGGGCGATGTGTCATGGGGAGTTTGATTCTCGCCTAGACGGTCTCGATTACGTGACAATATACACCTCTATGTTTTGTAATTTAAGCGTTGAAGAACGATGTGTCAGGAGAACCTGCTGCCGACTTGCCAACTGTCTCAAGGCGAGCCCAGTCGTACTTGATTGTGACAGAAAGCTCTGTTAAATCATCATTTCCATACTCAAGGTTATCACCATATTTAACTTCTGTTAAGAAAGAATTCCACAAAGTCCAAGTTTCAATTGGTTCACCCTTTGCGTTCAACTGTGTGATAATAACTGTTCCGAGTGAAGCGGCGGACTTAGCCTTGGAAAGCGTGGAGCGATCCTCTGCACTTGCAGGCGGCTTGTACCCAGAGTTTTCAATGATAGATGAAAGAGTCGCAGCCATATCCGGGTCAGTGGGGTCGACCATGGTGACAGTAATATCGTTCCATGTAACATTCCCAGGGTAGTAGAATGTGTGGTTTAAGTATTTGTGCTCTGCTGAGTTAACAGCAAAAGATGGCTTCGCCACTGATTTAGCATACCAAAGCTTTGCACCACCCTGCGAAGCTTGAATTCCTTGGAACTCAACGGTAAATCTAAAATTTCTTTTTGGATCCTGTAGATCACTATTCTCACCAAAGTTTTCTGACCAAAATGGCATTGTTTGGGTACTCCTATAAATCTTCTAAAATTAATTAGTGGGGTGGGGGGAAAAACCCCCCCAATTGTTCGATTAGTCGTCGAACGATGCGCCGGTTGAGGCAATTACGAAGTCAATCGCAATGTACTCGATAGCACGTGCTGGCTTGACCATGATCTTCGCATACATAATGTTCTGATCAATCAAGTCAGGGGTTGTTGTGGTCTCATCAAGAATCAAACGATAATCAGTGATACCAAACTGAACCTTGACGTTTGCAAGGAACGGCTCTACAAGGGACTTGAATCTGTTCCAAGTAGACTGTACATTTTGCTCGAAAAGGACCCGAGTCGAAAGGACCGAAATTTGCTTCTTCAGGAAGATAACAAGTCGGCGGACGTTGATTCTATCGAGTGCGCTTTGGCGCTCTTGAAGTGTTTTCTGACCGAACACTACAATTCCGCTAGATGGGAACGAGGCAATTGGATTAATATTCGCTTCGTAAAGCGTATCTCTCTGCTTGGCCGTAAGTCTCTCGGTTACATTTGTAATCGGGATACCTGCTGCGCCATCAGAAAGTCCGCCGCGGTTAAACCCTGCTGGTGCGAACCAGAGGTGCGAAACAGCTTGCGAAGAAGCAAGAACACCCATCATAGCCACTGTTGGGGGTACCCAAAGTGCGCGACCTGTGTTTGCATCGCGAGTCTGAACCCATGGGTAGAAAGTTGCACCGTAAGAGGAGTCAATTTGTCTGTCCTTAAGGTTACTTGCAGCTTGCTCAGGATTCGAAGGAATTCTTGCACTCTTGTCTCCACCATCGTATTGCTCGTGAAGTGGGAGATACACATTTTCAAGGTCAATGAGAGCCATGGCATCGCCGCGGTCCTCACACACATCGATTGCGTGATTGGTAAGAGCATCCTTTGTAATTCCAGGAACAGAAAGTAAGTTCATATCAATAAACTCTGGATCTGCCACTGTGTCGATTGCTCGCTTGATAGAGTAGTGAGCGTAACTGTTTCGCTCGTTAGTTCCAATCTGTGCATTCGCTAATGGATCTGGTTTTGTAACATCGAATCCGTCGAATCCACCAAAGAGCGGAGCGTTGAATCTATCAAGTCCGGCTTGCAATTGAGTCTTATATGTGGCACCATCCTTGATGGACATAGCAAGACCTTCCTTGTATGAACCCGACTCGTAGTGGTATCCACCATTAGCTGAGCGAATGTCATTCATCGTAAAGATGTAAGACATTTGAACACCATCAATATTACCAGATAATGTTAAATCAACTGTGTCTACCATATCAGCGGTAAGGATCTTGTGAACATCCATGATGCTGTGGTCTGCTTTAGTACTCGATGCAGCGCGTGTGTTCTGGAAGCCAAAGTATGCGTTTCTTTGGTCAGCAATTCCGCCATCAGATGCAGAGACTCGGAGTCTTGCAGATGGGAACGAAAGACCACCGATTGCGCCAGAAATTTCGACCGCTGAGGAGCCACTGTGAGTACCTGGGGCACAAGCAAACATAGCAAAGGCGTGAGTACCATAAAGACCGCGTCTCCAGAAAGCCATACCGTTAGTATTTTGTTGATATTGTGCTGCGCCAGCGGTGGCACCGCCTCGGGCAGTAGTTCCAACACTCTTGTTTTTAAACTGGGGAGGACCTTGATAACCGAATGGGAGAAGAAGTGGGTTTGCATCACCATTCTCAATAGAGCCATCCACAATAACATAGACGTAATTGGATTGGTTTTCGTACTCTCCATAAGTCTTAAGTCTTCTTTCAGACTCAACCCATTTTTGATATTGATCTCCAATTCTTCTAGCGAT